TTCCAATATATCGATATCTACTTTGCTCAATTCCACTTTGGCATAGTTCAAAGTGTCTCTATTTGGCAATTCATCGTCGATTTCTTTCTTATCTAATACGTATTGTATTTTTTTGATAAGATAATTAGGATAAATAAAGTCTTCCACGAAATCAGTGTGTTCTATGTCACCCAGCGTTATATCAAAATAATATAACCAAGCTGTTAATGTAAACCACTGAGCATCAGAATGCTTATCTCCAGAGAAATCAACGTCAAGCTTAAGTAATAAAAGAAATGCCAAGCTAGCATAACTTATATAAAGAGGATTATCTACTTTCAATAAAGGTGAAGTATCTCCTATATAATCTTTGCTGTAAAAGCTTGCTCTAACAGGAGTGTTTATTTTAAACTCCTTCTCAATAGAGAACATTAAGTTACAATAACCGATTTGAAATTTACTTGCTGGTGTACCACCAGTTTTAGTGTTCTCAACATCCGAATTATTGACTAATATTAGCTTTTGTCTATCATAAACAGTTTCTCCTAATAATGTGAAATCTTCGTAGTTAACAACAGATATAGCTAAGTTGCTATCTTCTGTTGCAAAAATACCTAATGTTTTTTCATCAATTAAGTAAAACTGTCCTCCGTAGCCATCTATGTTGGCTAAATTTCGGAAATTTATGAACTTATCATCATAATTGTCATTGAAATATTTAGTTATTGATACACATGCATCGATAACAAAATTCCAATTTTTACTTAAATTTGTCTTAACTTCAAACTTACTACTAAGCTTAGATCCCCCTACTTTCCTAAGGGAAACATGGTTTGGTCCGTATGCCATCATAGTATAAGCTTTGTTGTCATGAGCTACTTTGTAAAAGGTTATTGATTCGTACCGTACCCACAGAGGGAAATTACGATAATAAAATGGTCTTAACATATTAGCCCTGTCCGATTCCAATTTGATATTATAAGTCTTCCTGTCATAAACAAAACTAAGAGCTTCCGTAAAGGAAGCTGCGAACCTCAATGGTTCGTAATTGTCTAAAACAGAATACTTTGTAATATTTTGGACGTAATCTTTGCTAAAAGAAGCAGATATAGCTAATCTTTCATTTTTGCTAAAATTTTCTTCCATCTGCCCAAACTGTTCTTTGTTATCAACAAATCTAATAGTTTTCGGGAAAATAGGTGTATTTAAAGTAGCACATAATGAATTATAATTAGCTAATATTGATTCTTTATTAAACCCATATGTTATCAATAATTTATAAACATATAATGCTTCGTTATGGAAACCTTCTAAATATTTCAAATTAGGTTTAACTGTATAAAGTACAGGATTTTCTACTTTGTTTAGGTGTTTTTCGACTATCAAAGACATTATATCTTTTATATCATAATATAAAATTCCGTCGTTTAATCTTGGTTTTATAGATACCCAGGATTTATTTAGTTCTATAGCAATTCCTTCCCTTGGTAAAATTTCAACTGCAGTTATTTTGAATTCCTTGTAGAAATCAATTCTCTCTCTATTGAAGTCTCTTTCCATTTGGTAAAAGCTGTTACTCAGACTAGATAACTCTATATCTCCTAACGCCAATTGTTCCAAGCACATTACTACATCAGTTGTTGTCATGTCCCTTGGGTCATAACCC